CCCGGTTGGCCTTGGAAGGCTGTGGCGGAGGGAGCCGGAAAGACGGGTCTTTTGGAGCTCGACTCGCAAAATAGGAGAATAGTTAAGATATCCCGGCACCTTATAGAGAGTTTGGTAGAGGACACTGTTGAGAGGAGGCGAGGTAATTGCGTTGACTCGGTGTTTCAGGATTGTCTTAAGGACGAAATTTTACCTTCTGAAAAGGTCCGCAAATTTGGCAAGACTCGGATTTTTTCTATGTGTCCCTTGCCTCTACTTATTAGGTCAAGAATGCTTTTCCTTGATTTCGTGGCCGCCTATATGGCTGCTCGGATAGATTGCGAACATATGATAGGTGTCAACGTTGAGTCCATGGAGTGGAATGAGCTGTATTCCAGGTTGGTGGAGCTTGGCGGTGACTATGTCATGACAGGCGACTATTCTAAATTTGGTGACAAGCTTCCAGCGGAACTTGTCTCCTATGCTTACGAGATTATGATAGAGTGGATGAAGGAGAACTTTGATGATTTCCCAGAGCTTGAAGCTTGGGCTATAGCTAAGGAGAATATGTTCTGCCTTCATCTTGCGGATGGTGAGCTTTATAGGTGTGCAGCCGGACAACCTTCTGGAAATCCTTTTACAGTTATTATTAATTCTCTCGTCAACTCCATGCTTATTCGAATGGCGTGGTATTCTATTGATTCTAAATTTTCAAATAACATTAATTTCCATACGAATACGCGTTTATACACCTATGGTGATGATGTTATCTGCGCACTATCACCAAAAATATCCGCCCGCTTTAATACTATAAGTGTTTCTGCTTTTTTCTCATCTTTTGGTTTGTCCTATACGGACACAAATAAGGATGGAACAACTAGAGCTTATACTAATATAGAAGAAGCAACGTTTCTTAAGAGGCGTTTCGTTGTTTCTGATTTGACCAATACTCATGCGTTGGTTTTAGCGCCTCTTCCTATCGCAGTAGTAGAAAACGTCATAATGTGGCGTAATAGAAAGCTCGATATTAACATCGCCGAGATGGAATTGTCTGTAGCCAGTACAAGATTCATGGCATCTCAAGGTCCAGAGATTTATTATTCCTGGGCTAATAAACTTCGCTCCTATTGGAAGTCTAAAGGGAGGTATTTCCCTGTTGAGGAATGGCGTTCGTTCGTCATCAACATTTATTCTGACAATAAGGAGCCTTCAGACCTCTTTGACTGGCCAGAGCTTAGTCGTTTTTAGCTTTACTAACTTGAGTTTCAATTA